GGACAACTCTGTCTGCATCTGCAAGTGTAGTTGATGATGCTGAAGTATCACCATCCATGATATTTAGTTCTGTGGCTGTTGCATCTACTGCAGCTAGTTTTGTAAAGTCTGCTTGTACTAACCCTGATACACCATCTAGTAAGTTAAGCTCTGTAGCTGTGGATGTTACATTTGTTCCACCAATATCTAATGTGGTTACAGATATCTCACCTGCTACTGTTACAAGACCACTTGCTACAGTTATAAGGTCTGTGTCATCTGTGTGTCCAATAGTTGTTCCATTTATAACAACATCATCTATGTCTAAAGAACCACCTGTAATTAAACCTGTAGTTGTTATTGTAGATGAGCCTGTGTCAATCGTACCAAAACCACTTGTTATACTACCAGAATTTAACGCACCTACTGTTGTAGCTGCAGTAGTTACAAGGTTAGGCATTGCAGTTATTTCGTCATCTAGGTAGGCTGCAAGAGTTTGCACTGTGGTTTGTGCCATAGTGCCACTCTGATTCATTACGATGCCATGTCCGTCAGATACAGCAGTTGTACCTATACTTGTATCACCATCTAGTATATTTATCTCTGTAGTGGTTACAGTAGCACCATCTAATATCTCTAGCTCTGCTTCAGATATACCTGCACTACCTATTGTTAGTGTGCCTGATATATCTACATTACCATTTATATCTATGGTTGTTGCAGCTATCTGTATTTCTGTATCAGCTACAAGGTCAAGTTGTCCATCGGTACTTGAATTGATGTATATAGCTGTATCTCTGAATTGTAGCTTCTCTGTAGAAGCGATAAGTATGTCATCACTAAACTCAAAATAATCCTCGTCTTCTTTCCATAGTAAAACACCATCTGCTGTTTCACCATCAAATGTAATTGTTATATCTGTTCCTGCAGTTCCTGCACCAAAGGTAAGTGTATTACCCAGTAGTTTAGTAATAGGACCACCCTCTGCAGTCGTACCATCATGCGTGTGTCCTGTGCTTGATGCGAAGGCAGCTAATAACTGATTGAACTCATCATTGGTATGAGCAGCAGTTATCACATCTCCGTCAGTATAAGATGATTGTCTAGTGTACGTAGCTCCCATTTATCTTCTTGCTCCTACTTGATATTCTAACTGAAACCCTTTTAGTGAGTATGGTGCAGTTTGCCCACCATCATTCACTCTTAATGCTACAGCAAATCCTGAACCCTCTACCGATTGTCTAAATAAGGGTCGTGATGCTCCACCATACGTACCCTTTAATGTAGATGTTACACCATATGTTGTTGTTCCATATATAGCCGCAATATCTTCTGAATCTAAAGGATATGCTGAAGGTCTAGTTGATTCTTTTGATTCATAATCATATCTAACAAACAAGTCTGCATCTATTGCAGATTCAGGTTCATAGTTTACAATAACACGTTGCATATGTTTTCGTATACCTGCATCACCAAATGTCATATCAGGACTTCTATACTTACCATTTATTTGTGTGCCATCAAAGGTATTACCTGATTCCTGTCTATAAACAAATCCATTTGCGTAATCACCATGAAGTATTATAACATTTCCTGCTGATACAAATGTATCTGTAGATGCAGGTTTTATACCTTTTGTTTTAGAAAATTCATATTTTTGACCTTTTAAAACACATATAATACCTTGAGTAGACCCTGCCGCTTGAGTTGCTTTAGTAAAAAATATTCTATACTGTGTTTTATCAGGTATAACTACACTATCAAATTCAGATGCACTAGATAAATTATCATCAAACACAGACTGTACATTAGAACTTATAGTTCCTAATTCAACGTCACCGATTCTTGCAGTACCTGCAACTGTTCTTAATCCATCAGGTCCTAAAAATATTAAGTCACCTGCAAATTCTTGAATTGTATCTCCGTTAATACATCCTATATCTCTTGTTACTGCAGTGACTGCAAAGTTAGCAGATGATGTTCCTGACATTTTAAATATTCTATTTTCACAGAATATAAATAAGTTATCTCGGAATACTTTGAGTCCTGTTATAGTATCATCTACATTTATAGTTCCAGCACCACTACCTGAAGAAAAGTTATCTTCATCAAAAGGCACACTAAATACTAACGTTTGTGGTGTTGTAGACTTACCTGCATAAAACATATGGTTTTGAAATGCTACAATAAATTTAGAACCTGCTACAGAACTCTCGCTTACATCTGTAGCTGCTAAAGAAGTATTAAATATAGTTGGTGCATTTGTTCCGTCTACAACAATTAATTTATCATTATTATCAAAGTTGTATCTTTCAAAAGCATACTTCCCTGCACTTGTTCTACCTGTATCTCTTTCTGTCCACGAAGAACTACCCGGAGTGGCACTAAATATCTTTTCACCTCTAGCTGCTAAAACAACATCTGCGAATGTAGCAACCATTAATACTTTTTCACTAGAGTCACTTGTTTGAGGAACAACAGCAGTCACATATTTACTAAAACCATTTATGCGTCTGTAACCACCTTCTATATCAGGTTCAAAGTTTTCCAACTCTAAGGCTTCACCCGGTTGCATCATAAATGTAGACCTGTTTAAAACTAGTCCACCTTCACAGTTAAATGCTATAGGCTGTACTTGTGAAGCATCAGGCATTTAGTTCACCCTTATACTTAAATCTGCACTGCTTGTATAACCCACTTTTGGTATAAATGTAGACCTAACATATTCAAATCTATTAACAAGTAATGTCTGCATATTTTTTATACCCTGTTCAAATCTTTGGAAATTAAGTTGATACTGTGCTGTTTCACCTCTATATTGATATACAAAAGCAGTAGCTCCATCTATTATAATCGCTGCAAATCTATCAGGTATTGTAGTTGTATCACTATGAGCAGACATATCTGTTGGGAAAGAAAAGAAGTCATACTTTACACTAAAACCTTTTGTTGGAAAAGGATATAGTAAAAAGTTATTATCAGGTGTTCTTGCTACATACTGTGGAACACCCCCTGATTCAAACTGTGCTACTTGTACCCCACTTGCTATTGAAGCTGCAGTTGTATTGTTTGCACCTCTAGTACACCCTGTAAATGTAGTGCTTGAACCTACTGCAGTATATGTTATCTGCTCATTACCTACGAATAAAGTTCCTGTAGCATCAAACCCTGTTGTACTTGCTACAGTAATTGTTGTTACACTATCTGTGTGTGTTGTGCTTGTAGTGGTGGTTTGTATTTCATCTTCTTGTGTTATATAACTATTAACATAATCATTATAATTTATAACATATAATCTACCCCCACTAGCACCTAAGTCTGAATCTTTTACTAATCTAAATGTATTGTAATCAACAGTCTTTGCTGTTGTAGGTATTGAATATCTTACTGTGCCACCTACTAATGTTTCTGTTTTTGTTGAATGGTTAAAAGGGTATTGAAATTCTTTTTGATTAATATATCGGACAGATTCATTGACTGCATTTTGAGCCTGTATCTGTATGCCTCTAGCACTAGTGAAGTTACTTGAAGTTAATTGTACTTCGTTTAATCTTGCTAACACTTTATTTGTTAATGATAAGTAACTCTCTGCCATAGTAATCCCTGTAAGTGTAGAGGAGCAAGTTGCCCTGCTCCCCTAGAAAAAGTTAAGCTAATTGGTCTCTATCGACTTCATCAGGCTTATCATCTAAACCATGACCTGCTAAATCAATAACAGTGGCATACATTCTAAGTCTGCCTGTAGCCGGAGCAGCACCTGCAATCTTAGCATCAATAGTATCTGTAGTAGTTACAAATTGAGTGTAAGTTGAAGCTGCACTTCCCACAATAGTATTAGTTTGACCATTACTACCTGCTGCACAAAAACCTGTAGAGGTTATATCTGCACCATCAATAATGTCATCTCCTGCTGCAAAGTCCATATCAAGAGTACAACTGCCTGTGAATGCTTTCATCACTTCTGCACCTGCGTTTAGGACTAGAGTATTTGCAGGGATTTCTAATACCTGAAATACATCTCCGTCTGAGAAGCTACCACCTGCTGCTACTAATGCATCAATATCAAGGTAAGCCTCAATATTTCTCATAACATTAGTATTCTTAGCTGATGGCATAGCTACGATAGAGTCAGAAAAGATACCTGTGGTATCCTTTGAGGTTAAATCAAAAGTTGCCATTTATATCTCCCTTATCCTACGTTATACTTGGCAGTAACGATTGCTTCAGGTCGAAGAATCTTTCTACCATACAAATGCATACCACGAACAATATCAGCAAAAGAATCAGGGTCTCTATAAGTCTCTGTCTTGTTGATTTGCTCTGCAGTAGCTACTGCTGAACTATGTCCTGCAACGATAACACCATAGTTAGAGTTTTGGT